GTACAATTATGTCGTATGATATATTTCTTTCTTGTAATTTATATTTGAGTATGCCACAATTTTCTGCTATCTGAAATAGTGCTTGACCTTTAGAACCATAAGAGTATCCTTCTATGAATACTTTTAGATTATGTCCAAGTATATTAAATTTATTGATTGCCCAATTAGATATATTAGAAAATCTTTCTATGGGTGTATTGTATTCTTGGTGTTCTTCGCCGATAATATTATCAGCAATTTTACCTAGGTGTTTCTTTTTCTTTGTCAAATAATAAAACATAATATTTTCTCCGTCATTGACACAGACACAAGGACTGGTCAAACTATAATCAATTCCAACTATCGTGCTCTGCCTCTTCAGGTATTTCAGTTTCGCCATCTAATTCATCCTCTACTTCATATCCACAGAAAGGACAAGTCCAAGGTTCCATATCGGTCTTTTCTTCATCCCAACTTACGCTATATTTAGTATTGCAATTAGAACAATGTTTTTCTGATTTTTCCATTATAGTTTAAATTTTCTAAACTGATCTTTTTTAACATCTTGTTTAATACCACCTATTACATAACTTTCTATTTCAGTTTCTTGTGGTGCGTTTTGTGTACCTTTACTATTCAACCAATGGTCAACCCAAGGTAAAGGATTTGTTTTCTGATCGTAGGCAGGTGTTAATTGTATTGCTCTCATTCTTCTATTTGCCATATACTCTACAAATTTATGTAATAATTTTTCTGATAAACCTATCATAGAACCTTGTTGAAACAAATAAGTTGCCCAACGCTTTTCTTCTTGTACTGCCTCATCATACATTTTATAAACATCTTTTTCAGTTTCTTTTATAATCTTTAAGAAGTCTTTATCTTTCTCAAAATCTTTCCAGTTATTAATTATTCTTTGCGACATTGCAAGGTGTTGACTTTCATCCCTAGCAATAAAAGATATAATCTTAGCAGAACCTTCTAGTTTCTTTAGTTCACCAAATGCAAACGAACAAGCAAATGAAACATAGAATCTTAAACCTTCTAATATATTTACCGTTACCATTGCAAGATATAATTTTTTCTTTAGTTCATATAGATCAACTTTTTTATCTGTTGCCCATTTATATCCTAATTCAATAAGTTCATCATAAGTTTTAGTTACTGACTTACTTCTCTTTTCAATCTTTTCATCTTCTATAATAGTATCAAATACATCACTTGGTTGTGAGTATAAGTTTTTAATTATGTATGTATAACTTCTACTATGAATTGTTTCCATAAAGTCCCAAGTTATAATAGCACTTTCTAATTCTGGTAAAGATACAAAAGGTAAAAATGCTAGACAAGGTCCTCTACCTTGTACACTATCTAACATAGTTTGATACTTTAAGTTTGATGTGAAGATAAACTTTTGTTCTTCTCTTAATTCTAGGTAATCGTTTCTATCTTTTTGTAAAGATACTTCTTCAGGTCTCCAAAAATATCCTAATTGTTGTTGAGTTAACTTATCAAAAATAGGATACTTCATAGTATCATATCTTTGTACTGCAAGATCAGGACCAAAAAACATTGATTGTTTTGTTGCGTCTAAATTTTTATCTTTGTTAAATACTGATTTCATTTATATTGTACACGAGTCGCAATTCTCGTCTTCCTCTTTCTTTTCTGGTTCTTTTGTTTCATCTATCCAACCAATTCCGTGTACTGGTTCGTCAATATCTTTTTTAGCGTCATAAGTATTTTGATAATAAGAAGTCTTCCAACCTAGTTTATAAGTTGTCAATAAATCTTGTGCCATTACTGATACAGGCACTTGATTGTCTTCATAATTTTCAGGATTGTAAGACCAGTTTCCACTAATTGCCTGGTCAAAATATTTTTGTATAATCGCAACGATATTTATATATCCTTCATTTTCTTTCATATCCCATAACAAACTATAATTATTTTTTAATCTTTTGTAATCAGGAACAATTTGTTTCAAAGGACCTTTTTTACTTTTCTTAATACTTAAATAATCTCTAGGTGGTTCAATGCCGTTTGTAGCATTTGATACCACACTAGAGGATTCTGATGGCATTTGTGCCGAGAGTGTGCTATGTCGTAGGCCGTGTATTTTAATTTCTTTCCTTAACCATTCCCAATCGTAAGTATATTGCCGATTGTTAACTAGTTCATCAACTTCTTTTTTATAAGTGTCAATTGGAAGAACACCATCTGAATATTTTGTCCGTTTAAAGTATTCGCATTCACCTTTTTCTTGTGCAACTTCTTTACTTGCTTTTAATAAGAAATATTGAAATGCCTCGGTTAATTTATCTACTTGTCTCCAAGCAAGTTTATGTTCATACTTGTATCCTTTTTTAGCAAGATAATGTGCAAGTCCTATATAACCTACACCTAAACTTCTTCTTTTCTTTGTAGAAATTTCTGCTGCTTTAACTGGATATTTTTGATGATCTATTATTTCATCTAAAGACCTTACTGCTAAATCACATAAACTTTCTAGTTCATCTCTTTTGTCTATTAATCCCACATTGATAGCAGATAAAATACATAGTGCTATTTCACCTTCTTTATCAATGTGTTGTATGGGATCAGTAGGGAGGGTAATTTCTTGGCATAAGTTTGACATATAAATTTTGTCTTTAAAAGAGGAGTGTGTATTACAATGGTCTATATTCATAATGTATATACGACCTGTTTCTGCTCTTTCTTTTAATATGTCAAAAAATAATTCTTGTGCTGAAACTTTCTTTTTAGTTACTGATATTTTTCTTTCTGCTTTTAAATATAAATCATCAAACTCTGGTGTACCCCACGCCTCATATAGTTCAGGTACTTCGTGTGGTGAGAATAATGTTATATCTTCTTCGTTAATAAATCTTTCATAAAATAATTTTGATAATTGAATAGAGTAATCTAGTTTTCTAACTCTATTATCTTCACTACCTTTATTGTTTTTTAAAACTATAATATCTTCTATCTCTTGGTGCCAAATAGGAAAGTGTACGGTAGCAGAACCACCTCTTACACCGTTTTGTGTACAACACTTAACGGTTGCCTCAAACTTTTTAAGAAACGGTATAACACCTGTGTGTTGTACTTCACCACCTCTTATTCTACTATTAATGCCTCTAATTCTACCAGCATTAATCCCAATCCCTGCTCTTTGTGCCACATATCTTCCGATTGCCATATCACTAGAAAAGATACTAGGTAAAGTATCATCAACATCCACCAACACACACGAAGCATATTGTTTGATCGGTGTTCGGACACCTGCCATAACAGGCGTTGGTATATTGATTTTAAATTGAGATATTGCGTCATAATATTTTTTAACATAACTCATCCTTTTGTTCTTTGGATATTTTGCAAATAGTGTTGCCGAAATCATCATATACATAAATTGTGGTGTTTCAAAAACTTCACCACTTGATCTGTCTTGTACTAGATACTTGTCAATAACTTGTCTTAATCCTGCGTAAGTAAAATCATAATCTCTATTGTGATTAATCCAGTTCTCCATTCTATCAAAATCTTTTCTTTCATATGAATCTAAAATAGATGAATCATAAACACCTTTCTCAATACATTTTTTAACGTGATTGTATATGTGTGGGTGATCCCAAAGTTTATCTATGACTTGTTTTCTTAAACTGAATAGTAAAAGTCTAGCGGCAACGTATTGATAATTAGGATTTTCTAAAGAGATTAAATCAGCAGCGGACTTAATTAAAATTTGTTGTATTTCATCTGTGGACATACCATCATAAAATTGTAGACCACTTTGCATTTCAACTTGTGATGATGATACACCTGTTATATCTTCAACAGCATACTCTACCATATCGTGTATCTTTTCAATGTTTAAAGGTTCTCTTCCTCGGTCACCACGTTTTACTACATTAATATTTTCTTGTACCATTTAAACCTTTTTCCAATGTGTTAATTTAGTTAGTGCTGATAATTGTCTGTAAGTATTTTTACTTATAATATCTTCAACTTCAGGAACAGACATCCCATTCATAATCATATCGTTTACATCTTTAAGTTGTATGTCTTCAGGCCATATAACAATATTATAATTCTTTTCAATCACATCATACATACGTTTTATAATTTCTTTATTTCTTGGTTCGTTATCAAATATGTATGTAACTTTTTCATTAGGTAATTTATTTTTTAAAAATAAATCTGCGCCAGCAGCAGCGACACAATTGCTAATAAAAAAACTATCAATCGGACCTTCAACGATCTTAACCTCTTTGGTAAAGTTGACTCGTTCAAGCCCAAAAATTTTTTGTTTTTTCTCATCTAGTTTTACCGTTAGATACTTTGGTTGTTCTTTTCCAAAAGCACGACCTTGAAAAGCAAATAACTTTCCTGTCGTATCATAAAAAGGTATAATAAGTCTAGGATGGTCTTTAGTTTTATATGTATTAGG